TGACGTCCTCTGAAGCCAAGCGCCTTTGGAGGCGCAGCATCAAAGAACACTTTGGATGCACATGTGTTTATTGCGGAATTACTTATGAATTACATGAACTTACTCTTGACCACGTACATCCTCGTTCTCTTGGGGGTGAAGACATCACATCGAATGTCGTACCAGCGTGTGCCTGTTGTAATCAGGACAAAGGAAGCCTCCATTGGCGCTCTTGGATGAGAGAGCAATTTGGAAAAAATTTACTTAGAGAATCATTGATTTTATCCCACATTAACTGATGGCAGAACGCAAACGTAAGTATCAAGATGTCGAAAACCTTCTGAAACAAAACCCAGGAATGAGCATTTCAGATGCAGGAAGGCAGCTTGGGTATGAACGGGAGCTTCAAGACAAAGGAGGCGGCAGAGTTGGCCTAAGAAACAGGCATGTTGATGGAGCACGTACCAGGGCAGAAGCTGTGCAAAGGGGTGGTGCCCCTCGTTACAAGCCTCCCAGTGTCCCTGGTTTTGACCGACATCACAAACGCATGATTATGCTGTACAAGCCCTTGTTTGAGGGTTTATCTGAAGCCGATGCTTTAGCCTTATCAAAGCACGCAGCCGCACAAGGCATGAATTTGGGCGATGTTGATTCTAATTTTGAGTATCTAAGTAAAGATAGTCACAACAGAATCCATCGTTATATGGAACGACAGGGCATGAGACCCCGTGACATGCCTGATTTTTCTAAGGCTGATTTACCTAATCGTAAAAAAGCATTTGATGTTCTGTACAAAGATTTTATTCAAGCAGACATTGATCGAGAATTAACACGGCTACGCGGTAAAAAATCTAATACCCAACAACGTCGTACTGCACTCAATGGTGATCTACACCTTCCTGTACCTGGAGCCTTTTATGGTTCCGAAAGTGGTTCACAGATTGTCGATCGTGCCAACACAAACATGAGAGCAACCGGCTATGCCGCTCTTATGGGTATGCCGCTTGATCTTTTCTAAATAACTTACCTACATGTCAAACGTCCTAGAGGCGTTACAGGGTGACTTCAAGCTGTTTCTACAAGCATTGTGGTCCCAACTTGATCTACCCGAGCCTACAAAAGCACAATATGCAATCGCAGAATATCTTCAGTCTGGACCTAAGCGTCTTCAAATACAGGCTTTCCGTGGAGTTGGAAAGTCCTGGATTACTGGAGCCTTTGTTCTGTGGACGCTTTTCAATAACCCTGAAAAAAAGATCATGATCATTTCGGCCTCTAAAGAACGGGCCGACAACATGTCTATCTTTCTTCAAAAACTAATCATTGAAACACCATGGCTTTCTCATTTACAGCCCAAGTCAGACGATGCAAGGTGGTCGCGGATAAGCTTCGATGTGAACTGCTCCCCGAGCCAGGCACCCAGCGTAAAAAGCGTGGGCATCACTGGACAGCTCACCGGAAGCCGCGCAGATTTAATGATTCTAGACGACATTGAAGTTCCTGGTAACTCAATGACTGAAATGATGCGGGAAAAACTCCTACAACTATGTACGGAAGCCGAGTCTATCCTTACACCAAAGGATGACTCCCGCATCATGTACCTGGGTACTCCCCAGACTACTTTTACGATCTACAAAAAGTTAGCTGAACGTAACTACAGACCATTCGTGTGGCCTGCACGTGTGCCACGTTCAATGGCTAATTACGAAGGTGTTATTGCTCCTGAACTTCAAGCAGACATTGATCAAGGAGCAAAACCTTGGGACGTAACAGATCCTGACCGATTCCAAGATGATGATCTACTCGAACGTGAAGCGTCAATGGGACGCAGTAACTTCATGCTTCAGTTTATGCTCGATACGAGCCTTAGCGACGCAGAGAAGTTTCCACTTAAAAATGCTGACCTTGTCGTCACTAGCGTTAATCCCACTTCTGCTCCAGACGACATCATCTGGTGCTCAGACCCCAAAAATTGCCTCAAAGAACTCCCAACTGTCGGACTACCTGGAGATTATTTCTACAGTCCAATGCAGCTCAAGGGGGAATGGGGTCCTTACGCTAACACAATCTGCTCTGTTGACCCGTCGGGTCGTGGATCGGATGAAACGGTTGCAGCTTATATCAGCCAACGAAACGGTGTCATGTACTTGCACGAAATGCGTGCTTACAATGACGGATACTCAGACCAAACGCTTTTGGACATTCTGAGGGGCTGCAAAAAATACAACGCAAAAACACTTCTTATTGAATCAAACTTTGGTGACGGTATAGTCGGTGAACTATTTAAGAAACATCTTCAACAGACCAAACAATCGTTATACATCGAAGAAACACGTGCCAACGTACGTAAAGAAGACCGAATCATTGACACACTTGAGCCTGTACTTAATCAGCACCGGCTTGTTGTAGATAAATCAGTCATTGAATGGGATTATCGGTCTAATCCTGACGCAGCGCCAGAACGACGTCTCCAATACATGCTCTTCTATCAGATGAGCCGTATGTGTCGTGAAAAAGGTGCAGTACGGCATGATGACCGTATTGATGCTCTTGCACAAGGCGTTAAATACTTTACTGACGCTCTGTCTATCTCAGCTCAACAACAGATCATTGATCGTAAACGTAATGAGTGGCAAGACCTCATAAATAACTGGGAAGATGACCGTGATTGCTTTGCAGACCACCTCGTATTCAACATGAATATGGAGCAACGTAGGCAGTCTAGAGGGGACGACAAAAACGGTGTCCCTACCTGGGTTTAACAGCGGTCCCACATGTATACAGGAGGAAGGGTGGACCTCCTGTGACTTGGGGACTTTCGGGTCCCCTTATCTACTGAAACTAGACAACATATTGACTCACATCCGTGGATCAATACTGTGACTCCTTTACTACTGTATGACCCACCACGTTAAGTACGTCCATTCAACTCCTGATGGAGATAACCTCGTTGCCTACATGGCACGTGTGTCAAATCCTGAGAATCAAAACAACACTGAGACCAGTGCAAGGTTAATCAGGTATCTCATCAAACATAAACACTGGTCACCGTTTGAGATGGTGAACATGTGCGTAGAGATCAACACGACACGCAGTATTGCAGCTCAAATTCTTAGGCATCGTAGTTTTAGCTTTCAAGAGTTTTCTCAACGGTACTCAAAGGCTCTCGACCAACCAGGTCCTCTTGCTGTTCGACGGCAAGATACTAAGAACCGACAAAACAGTGTAGATGATATTGATCCATACACAACACAGGACTTTCAAATCAAAGCTGATCAAGTATACGAGTTGTCATTCAAACTGTATAACGAGATGCTTGCAGCAGGTGTTGCTAAAGAATGTGCACGTGAAGTACTACCACTTAGTACACCCACACGTCTGTACATGAACGGTACATTGAGGTCTTGGTTACACTATTGTGACTTGCGTTGTGCTAACGGTACACAGCTTGAGCACCAGATTATTGCTGATGAATGCAAAGAGCTATTAAAAGTACACTTTCCTTTAGTATTTGAGGGCCATTACGGGTAAGCTATGGTCGTTTGGAGTGTTATATGGCTTAATGTCATACTACTTGTGGGGGTGTCGTACGTCATATACAGGGTCATAAATTTTGACCAAAATGTCTGAAGCCTATTACGTATATGCCGGGCGGCGGTTTACCCCCATGGCCCCCCGGTTCGAGCCGGTAGAACGTAGTTCTAACGTTTTTGCCAGTGCTTAACAGCACCATGCGGGCCAGGCAGGCGCGGTAGTTGGTACCCTGCGGGGCAAACCGGGCGGCGTCAGTCACACGCGATCTGTCGCGGTGGCTTAGCTTCGCTAATGATTCAGCTCGACATTGATAAGCAAAGATGATAAGCCTTGGTATGACTGGGATCTGATGGGGTAGTGTGCAGCTTGGTTCACCGTCCACCGACTTCCTGGTGTATGCTGGATTCTGATATCTGATTTGAAGGTCTTGATCTCGACTCTCCCTGTTAAGGGGGAGGAGAGTCTCGATCTTCAACCATCAGATACAGCCGGTGACCCTTCAGGCTGTCCAGTCTCCCAGAACCTTGACAATCGAAGATTCCGTTGCGACGGCGAGGTGCAGTCAACTGCAGCAGACCGTAGGACCAGGAGGTGCTTGACCAGTTGGCCGGCCTGGATGTTACAATATGTGACGGTTACACCGTCAGCCGCAGCGCCTCATGCGGCATACAAGTATGCTCAAGGCACGGCGGAGCCACACGCCTAATTGCTCATGGCACACTGCTGCACGGTGCACCGACGCCCTGCCCGTTTGAGTCGGGCTGCTAGCTATTGCGACAACAAGGTCGCATCTATTGTTCACTTGTTTCATTCATTCATGTTCACCTATTCTGCAACTCGTACCTCTGAGCCTTGCAACTTCGTTCACGTTGACCTGCTCAAGGGCGAAGCCATTGTTGACTTCAAGACCAGTGCTTGCTACAAGTACACAAACGTGTCTCGTCGTGCCATCATCAACCTGATGATGCAGCCCAGCATGAGCCTCGGCTTCTGGGTCAACAAGAACTGTGTGCAGTCAGAGCGTACCAGCTACGCTGTCTGTGCTGACTTGCAGCTTGCCTGATAGGCATAGCTCACGGGATCATAGCCCGCTGCCAGGTGCAATGCCTGGCATGAGCCTGACACCTAGCGTGTCATGTACACTACACATTCACACATCATGTACAACGTGTCACCTATGTACGACGCACTGGCTGAGCGCTTCGATGACATGGACGAGATCAAGGACGTAGCCGAGTATGGCTGCGCTGCTGGTGTCTCCGACTTCATCTACTCGACAGAACTTGCGGAGTTCTTTGACAAGTACGAGGACGAGATCGAGTCAGAACTTGATGTTTACGGCCTCAAGTACGAGGACTTGCTAGACACTAGCGAGTTCTATACAATGCAGGAACTCAAAGAGAAGGCTGTGTGGTGCATCGTTGAGATGTACTGTCATCAGCGTGTCGATGCAGCCTGTGCTGTAGCCTGATCCGTTCAAGCGGGTGGCAAGGTGCGATCCCTTGCCCAGGTATTGCCCACGCACTGAGCGGGGCTACGTAACAACATGGACTTCCAACAACGTCACGCTCTCAAGCAAGCTGATCCCAAGTACCGTGCCTTCACGGACAAGATCAGGGACGCAGTGCAAGAGCGTAACCGTACCAACAGCAAGCAATGCATGGAGCTGCGCAAGATCGTGAACCTCCAGGCTGCGCTTGACATCACACGTCGCAAGTCATGGGACTTCGAGTCTGTCGAGCCTGACGTGGACAAGGTGCTCGAAGATACCACCGGCGATGACGGTGAGTCCTGGTTCTGGACGTACCACAATGCAGGTGAGGAGATCGAGAAGGTCATGATCGAGAAGTGTATCAAGGTTGCAAACCTTGCCGCACACTATGATGCATTGACTGAACGTATCAATGTTCTTAACAAGGACCAAGACAAGTACGGTGACAAACTTGTCGCCAAAGCAGAAGCAAAGGACGCACAATTAGTATCTGGAAAATGACATTCATCATCTCACATGGACCTGACGAGGAGTGGTTCACCTCAGAAGCAGAGGCAGTTGATGCTGCCTTTGACTGGAGTGTAGAGACAGGTGGTGATACCATCACCGTGTCTCGTGTACACAATGGACAAACATTCCCACACATGGAGGTATTCGCCTGATGCGTAAGATCGAACGTCAAATGATCAGCGCCGTCCAAGATCGCAAGGACTGGCGCAACGATAACACCGAGGTGTTGTACTCACCATCACGTAACGTGTCGTGTGTGTACCTACACAGGAACCTCATTGCTACAATTAGCAAGGACGAGGTAGAAATCTACGATGGTGGTTGGCAATCCAACACTACCAAATCACGTCTCAATGCTATCATCAACGGGTTGTGTGATGGCTACAATCAAGGTGTGTACCAACGTGACTTCACCTGGTACATACAAGATGACGAGGATGGTGCTGACTTCACCATTCCTTTCCAACACGGTTACACTTTCAAACGCTTATCATGATCCACACTGACAAGTACTACGCACAGCCTACTGTGTTCAAGCTCGTTACATGTCTCGAAGACAAGCACGTACAGCTGGACACACACGGTGACGTGTCAAAGATGCAAAGCATCACAGGTAAGATAGGCAACACGTACATGCGTGCTGTGTCCTATGTATCCAACGACGCTGCTGCTTACCCATGAGAATCACACTACTCGCAATCACTGTGTTTGTTG